GTTCGGTAGCAGACCAACGAATACCGGTAGGGTCTTGAAGGATGACCTGTGCGCGGCTGACGAGCGTGTTAACTGCGACGGTCATCCTTCTGGATCCTTAGAGAACTTTCGTGGCCTCTGCCCATGCAGCGGTACGCATTTCTTCTGTCACAGCTTTACCGAAAAGTCTATTGAGGATAGCGTTCTTCGGTTGACCGTCGTTACGGAAGTCGGTCGTATCACCACGAATGATCATCTCTTTCATGATCTTGGTCAGTTTTTCGTGGTCAGTGGGTACGGCAGCCTTCACAACTTCGTGGGGGACTTCAATGTTCAGGTGCTCGGCTTTGGTTGCATCGGCTTTGGCCACAGGCTCGTGGTCTTCGTGGACCGGCTGTGCTCCGTGGCCTAGGGCCAATGTCGCTAGGTAATCTGGTAGTTCGCGGACTTCGTTCGCGGCAAGGATAACGATTGCACCAGAGAGCGTAGCAATACGGACTCCGGTTGGGTGGACGACTTTCATGAGTGCTCCAAGGCAATTACGAGATAACCCTAGCGTACACCCTTTCGGGTGCAGAGGCTAGGGCCTTTTACTCGCAGTGCTTAGGCGCGGACGATGAACGCACGGACCCGGATAACAGCATCCGTCACAGCAACGTCCGGGGCAACTTGCACCAGAATGTCGATTGTGTCGGCTTCAGTGTAGAGTTTGTGCAGCGCCGTGACTTCCGCGTCTCCAGCAATGCCGGAGCCGAGGACAGCGAAGCCACCGGTCTGGCCGACAGTCGTGCCATCGATGTAGCGGTCCGTGTCGCCGCCGTCGCCAACGTCGAGGACGATGGCAGGCGTGCCGTCCGAGTCGAGGATTTCCGTGATAACTTGGACATCCAGAACCCGTTCGCCTTTAGCGACGGGGACCATTTGGATCACGTCGTTAACGACAAGCGCAGTCGCAGGGACGTACGTCGCTTCGCGAACGAAAACCACGCCGCCACCGGGGCCGGTGAAGGCGCTGTTCGAAGCAGCAAGATCAGAGGTGTAAGTAGTAGCCATAATTCAAAGTTCCTTCTCGGAAAAGTGTGGGGCTGGGGGTTACCCAGCCCCGATGATTAGATCGCCGTATCGAGCGCAATGACACCGAAGTCTTCGACCGCAGCGTCATAGTCCGAGCGGAACTTCGGTTTTTTGAAGCCGAAGACCTTGCCGATCGAGATACCAGCCGAGTTACCATAGTCGAATCCTTCTTCGACCATGCTCGGGGCACCGATGTCAGCCATCGCCAGAGCCTGCGCGCCGCAGAAGAGAGCGCGAGCGCCGTCAATAGCGTTGCCCGAACCCCACTTCGTGGACGTTCCAACCGTGTTGTACACATGGCGGAACTCGTGGATCATGACGCCGTCAACCATGACGGAAGTCGTGCCAGCGAAGAGGCTGTTCTCGGAGCCGCGCACGCCCGCGTTACGGACGTTGGCAAGGAAGTCCGAGTCAAGCTTCAATTTCGCCATCTGCTTCGGCGTGACGAACATATGGTAGATTTCGTCATTGCCTTGGCGGATGCCACGGATGTAGTGGTCCTTAGCGTAGGCTTTCAGGTCGACGATCGTGCGATACGTCATCGTGTCGGCAGCAGCGACCTGAGCCGTGTCGCCAGCGGTCAGGTAGGTCGTGGCGTCCCAACGCAGGTGACGGTTGGTCGTCGGGGCTGAGACGTCAGCCGCGAATTCCAGATCCGTCAGGTTCTGGCCAGCGCCCGGCAGAACAGGACGCAGCGCGCCGTTGTTCTTGTAGGCGTAGGACACGCCCGAGAGCGTGAGGAAGGCCAGCTGGTCGATACGATCGGCCATCTGATAGGCGAGCAGGTCGCGCGAGGTTTCGCGGAAGGAGACAACCGATTTCTGCTCGGCCATCTTGCCTTGGATGCGGTTCGCGAAACGAAGTTGGTCGATGTTCACGACCATGTCGTATGCGCGGAGGGCTTCCTCGTTACCTTCCATCGTGTTGTCGCCGGTGATGCCGTCGCCCGAGGCTTCAGCGATCAGGGTGAGAACAGCGCGGGTACCCTTGTCAGATTTCGACAGTTCGGAAATACGTTGAACCATCGCGTTCGGGCCGGAGCCAGCGAACTTGTTGATGAAAGACGCGTTGCGAGCGACGCGCCAGAAGTCGCGCGACCAAGCAGTCAGCTGCTCAGAAGTCAGCAGGGAGAAGTTAGTCAGAGCCATAATTCGGGTCTCCTTATGAGACGAAAGGGTTACAGTGAGGGCGTTCCAGCGTTGGCTGGTGGGGGTCCCTCGTCTCGTGAGGGGACGTTAGCAGCCCTTTGGTGAGTGGCCGGTCTCTCTATTTTAACGCCTAGCGGCGAGGGTGGTGTCAGAGAATATCGTTTCTCTGGGACGAAACAGACTTATACAGTATCGTTTAACGATATGCAAGAGGGTATGTTAAAAAATTTAACATACCCTCTTGTTGTAGGTTAGACGCAGATGATCGCTACACCGATAGCAGCGCCCAGCACCGCACCGACGCCGGGTTCGACGTACCGGAAGGGGTCCTGAGTGAACTTCTTTCCGACGTAGTTACCAAACACGTACATGGCCACAGCACCAGCAGCCGCGACCGGCAGAAGCAGCGGGGCGAACCACACGCCCCGAAACGCCGCCCAGATAAACACTGGAGCGATCCGGAATGTGCAGGCGAACATCACCTGCGCATCACGTTTCAGTGAGCCCTCATTGAGGCCCATGTCCAGCGAGCCGTACCAGCCGGGGATGCGATAGGTTAGAGCCGATACGAACACAGCCAACGCCCAACCAATACCAAGCGTAAAGTACGAAATCAGGAAGAGCGCGAGCGCTGCCCAGTAAATGTGACGACCGGGGATCCAAGACTGGTTGGTCCAGCCAGAGAAGCGGTTAGCTACGGCCCCGATCAGGGCGCAGAGGACTACGGTTAGCATTACTCGTCCTTATTTGTTTTAAACAACACGCCAGTATTAATGGCGTACACGTGTTCTTTGTTACCATCTGGGCGACGCCCCAATACAGTTTCCAGAGACACGTTGCAGAATTCTTCTGTCTCAGACAATTGAGTGATCGTGGCGGCAATCACCACGGTGTCACCAACTTTGAGCTTACGTCCAGTTGCGTCATGCATTAGATGTAGTCTCCACGGAGGCGGGCTTTGGTTGAAGCAGGCAGTGCGTCGAACTCTTCATCGGACATTTCCGCGATTTCGTTCTTCTCTTCGCGCTTGCCCTGACCCTCGGACTTAACTTCCGGAGGCTGTTTCTTCTGGGCAGCGATCTTCTTCTCTACGGTTTCCTGACGCTTCTTATCGAGGTCGACGACTTTCTTGTCATCCACAACGAGATCTTTATCGAGGCCGAACTTACGCACAGCGAAGTCCACTGCTTCGTTCAGCGCTTCGACAGCGTTGGAGCCCGTGGCAATGAGGCCGTCGCGCATACGGAGGACGACCTTGGTGGCCTCTTCATTATATTCCGCATGGCCCTTGATGAACTGCGGGAAGTTCTCTTCCACGACCATAGCGGCCTTGGCGAGCGCTTCTGCTTCGGAGTCAGCGCTGGACGCTTTGTCCGTCTGCTTCAGCATCTGTGTCTGCTCGGCAGCACGAATCTCTTTACGGACAGTGAGTGCTTTCGCGGTTTCACCTTCCATGACGAGCTTCATGTACTCGGTTTCTTTGGCGTCGAAGTCGAACTCTTTCGCATCTTTATCGGGCTCGGGCTGGCGCGAGGCCTTGGCCTTACGCTCAATTTCCAGCTGCGCATTGAGGTCTTTGTTCTTCTGCAGCACTTCATCCAAGCGCGACTTCGGAACCATGGGCTGCTTTTTGTTCTTGTCGCGAGACGCCTCAAGCTTCGCAGCTTCGGCCTTCTCGTCAGCAGTCATGTCCTCAGGCTTCTTGCCGTCTTTGGCGGCGGCCTCAGCGGCTAGACGTTCTTTCTCGGCTTCGTCTTCTGCTTCTTTGTCTGCCTCAGTCTTGGCTTTCGCAGCGGCCTTCTCGTCTTCGATCTGCTGGGCACGCGCAGCTTTGCGCTCTTCCGCAGCCTCACGCTCAGCTTTCTGTTCTTCGGTTTCTTCCATGAAGCTCAGGTCGACGCGCTCGCTGGTGTCGAGGTCGATATCATCCGGCTCAGCGCCGGGCATCACAAACGTCTTGTTGTCCTTGGGCATTACTTCTTCTTAGCTCCTGATGGGGTCGCGGGTTTCGGTTTGTTCGCGGCCTGCTGGGTTTTAGCGGCAGTGGCCATGGCGGTGGTCGCCATCTTAACTGCAGCGCCTGTCTGTGTCTGTTCGTTACGCGCGCTCGCCGAGAGTTGAGCCAGTTCCCTGCGGAGCTGGAGTTCCTTCTCGCGGGTGTCGCGCTCAGTCGTGATACGAGCAATCTCGAGTTGCGGGGCAACGTCGGCTGTATCCTGCGCTTTGGCGATGTTGACCGCCGCTTCGGACTGAAGCTTCTGGATCTTCGCGTTGAGCTCGCCGACTTGTCCCTCAAGGAGACCAATCTGCAGCTGGTTGATGTACGCGTCGATCTGTTGTTGTTCCGGTGATTTCTCCACGCCTGTCATGATGCGGACGCGCTTGGCGAGCTCGGCCTTCTGGGCTAGGTGCGAATAACCGATGATCGCGTCATCGGGAATCATAACACCTGAAGCCTTGAGCGCCATCGCTTCCAAGAACTGCACATCGTTGAATGTATCTCGGGCCGGGACGGTCGCGAGCATCACGTCGTACGAACCTACTGTCAAATCGTTAACAACTTCTCCCTCTGGTGTCATTTCATTAATGACCATCGGCTCGCGCGGATGCAGCGGATCTTCGTCGTCAGTGATCTGGATAATACGTTCTTCAGTGTAGAAGTTCTGGATCAGGTCCAGAATAATCTCAGCTAGATAATGGCGAGTCTTGGTCAGGTTGTCCAGTGGCACCTGAGCCATGATCGTGCCTTGGTTCTGCTGAACCATCTTGAGCGGATTCGTGAGGTCTTGGTCCTTCGCGCTGCCATTCAACATCTGATCGTTGACGCCTGAGATGGCTTTGATGGCGGCAGCAGCCTTCGCTGAGACCCTGTCCAGACCTGTTGGGATCTGGTTCGGCATGATCTTCTCGGGCGGGGTAGCGCCTTTGTTGAACTCAACCACGATGCCCGTCTGCGAGCCGTGCTCCTCCAGCTGTGTCGGAGAGAGCGTGGTCAGTGATCCGCTCTCAATGATCCATCCTGAGTTGGCAGTGGTGTTGATAACATGGAGCTCTTGGCTAGAGCTCTTGTTCAGGAGCTCTTGCGGGCTGATCAGGTTACGGACCATGCCGAACGGTTTGCCGCGACGGAAGTACGCGAAGAACGGCACCACGGTGAAGTGATTATACGGCGACCAGTCATCGTGCAGGACGACTTTATCACAGGTCACTGTCCAGCGGACTTTCTTGTGCATCTGGCTGATGATGCTTAGTCCGAAGTTCTTGGCAAACTTCTTGGCGCGCTTGTCGTCCCAAGAACCGGGCACTTCGCGCTGATCGCCGGTCATCGGATCCACGAAGTAGTCCACGCGCTGCATCTTGTAGTACTGCCGCTCGATGACCCTGAGGCGCTTCAGGTTACGCACGTCTAGGCGATTCTTGCCATTGTCAGCGCCGGGCATCAGCGGAGCCGATGTATTTAAATTAGAACTCTCTGTGTCTCCGAAGCGGGTTTCCTTCCACTCCATGGAGTCAATGCCGTAGCTCATGCCATTTTCAGCTATGAACATAAGCCGGTCAGCGCACTTTTTACCGTACGATGCTTCGATATCGTCGAGCGTCGACCACCTAGCCACGAACACTTCGTTCCATTCGCGGGGGTCTTGTTCCTTGGCATCCGGATCCAGCAGCACGTCCAGCGGGTCGAGCGCTTTGATGCTTACGTCGCCCATCAGGTTCTTTTTGAAGTCTACCCGGACGTCAAAATACCCACGACCATCCATGATCAGCCCGTCAGCGAACACTGTCTGTTCGATCCAGTCGAGCTTGTTGTTCGTCGATATGTGCTCGTAGACTTTGTTCAGGACGTTCGCGATATCCTGCTTGCCGCCCTTTTTAGGTTTGAACTGTACGTCGACACGGCGCTGGGACTGCTCGGCCAGTACCGCGTTGACAGTGGTCAGGATCATGTTCAGCTTCAGCGCGGGCCTGTCACCAAGCGCTGCAAGGTCCGCTGTTTCCCACTGGTCACCCAGATAGAATTTATCGCAACGTTGTGCGAGAGCCATATACTCCGTGTGGCCGTTGTCCCGCGCACGTACGTATCGTTCCCACTGATTAGCGGTAATACGATCTTCCTCAGCGGCGGAAAGTTTCTTGTCCGTGGCCATCGATTAAGCGCTCATTGCACTACGAGAACGGGGTTTCACCCCAAGCTGATTCAGTTTATCTCTCCAAGACGTGGTCTTGCCGTTAGCTGCGCGGCGGGGCATAGAGAAGTCAGACATCATCAAACCGATCCACGCCAGAGCATCCACTTGGTCGTCATGTTCGCCGTGCGGAAACCTGAGCATTTCGTTGATCAGGTTCGCAGTGAAAGCTGAATCCTTCGGGAAGAGCACTTTACCCTGCTGTAAGCGACCCTGAATTGCTCGGGCTCGGGCTTCCTTATCTCTCCGTCCGGTCTTCAGGTCTTGAAAATACGCCTCGTAGAGTTTACGTTCTTTTACACGCTTTTCGAGGAACGGGCCGATGG